TTTGCTTTTTTAAGTAAACCAAAACAAGCTGTGTCAAAGTTAATCGCAAATGCAGAATTAAAAGGTAAAGAAGTGGGGATATTTAGATACTAATGACAACTCAAGATCCAAGATTTTTTTGTTATAAGGAAGAGTATTTTGGCGGTACTGAATATATGGCCAGGCATTTTCATAAAAATGTTGCTCCGTATGTTCAACAATTAAAAGAATATAATTGTTTAATTCTTCCAGGTCAAACAGATAGATCATACTTTGAACTTGTTTATGAACCTAAAGAAATAATTATATGGCTTCATAATCTTGTTGATCAGTTTGGTTATCAACTCTATTATATATTTACAGATAAAAGGTTTCTTGCTAAAATAAAATATATTATAACTGTTTCTGAATATCACAGGCAGGATGTAATAAAGAAAACTGGCATAGATCCAGACAAGGTGCTTGTTATATATAACGCTATAGATCCAGTAATAAATGATTTATCAAGGTTTGAAAATGTAAAAGTTCCAGAATTAATATACACGTCTTCTCCAGGAAGAGGTTTGGAGATAGGCCTTAAGGCTCTTTCAGAATTAGATGTTGATTTTAGACTAAGCATATTTAACGAGATTGTTCCAGATTTAATCAAAGCAGACAGTGCTAATAAGAAAATCTTAGAAGATCCAAGATTTTACTTTTATGGAAAGACTCCACACAAAACGGTTCTAGATCATATGTCTCGTTCTCATATATTTATGCATACGAGCAGTTGGCATGAAACATTCTGTCTATCTCTTGTTGAGGGGCTTAGTGCAAACTGTTTATCGGTTTACAGCACATTTGGCTCCCTTAAAGAAGTTGGTAGTGGCTTAGGAATATCATATGATATAGATGGTAAAACAGAAAAACAACATGTGGAAATCTTTAAAGAAAAGATAGCTACAGCAATTGACATGATCAAAAAGGGAGAATTTGATCCAGGCAGTCAAGCAGAAACAATAAACAATAAATTTTCCTGGGATGTTTTTAGAAATTCTTGGTTAGATTTTTATGAAAAGAGAATATAAATGGAAATAAAAGATTTAGACTTAATGGAAAAAATAGTTAAAAAGTATAAAAACTTGAGTTGGATTGGTTGGGATGTGGTTGATCGTCGCCCTACCCAGGCTGGTAGAACTGCTATTAATGGTGTTAGGGTCGGTAGTCAATGGTACGTCCAGACAACTTATCCAGTAACAACCAAAGGATGGGATATACCGAATAAGTATAGGATGTAAACGTGAAGCAACATTTATGGAAAGATGATGCTTTGTGTTTGGGATCCGAAACAAACCTTTTCTTTGATACATACGAAGAAAATCCAGAAACCAGAGAGTTCGTAGACTCTTTGTGTCGCACATGCCCCATGGCAAGAAAGTGTTTTGCAGTGGGGGTATCTGGTAAAGAATGGGGAGTATGGGGCGGAGTATACCTAGAAGATGGCGAGATATCAAAAGAATTTAATAATCATAAGACCAAAAAAGATTGGTCTTACACTTGGCAAGCATTAACAATGGGGTAAGTATGTATACAGACAATATGCGTAGGGCTTTTCATTCTATACCAGCGCCAAAAAACTTTACTATTTCTATTATTGACAACGAACACTTCATTACGATAAAATTAGATGAAAGATCTTTTCTGCCTTTAAGTCATGATGAAAAGATAGATGCAGTAAAGTATGTAACATTAGTCAAAAAGGCTTTGGAGATGGAGGGGGCTATCGTAATGGTAACACGAGAGCCACTAAAATGATTAGATTAATGTTTAAATCTTTAATTTGTATTGCAAAAAATCACAATTATGTTGATTTGGGCAAATGTCCATTTACTGGCAATAACTATAAAATGTGTACAAGGTGTCAAGAAATGGTAACAAAATAATGCAAACATTTTTACCATCATCAAATTTTGCAAGGTGTGCAGAATTGCTTGATAACAAAAGACTAAACAAACAAATTTTAGAGGGCTATCAGATTCTTAATGTAAATTCTGGCATGTCAAAAACTGGTGGTTGGCGTAATCATCCAGCAGTTTTGATGTGGAAAAATCATGAGGGGCATTTATTTTATTACATTTCTGAGATGGTCAAAGAGGCAAAACTTCGAGGAATAAATACAACAGGTAATGAATCAAATATAAATATGCTAATGGGCAAGGTTGGAGATAGCTGGAATTACGATTCACCTTCTTGGATGCTTGACAATAACAAACTTATGCGTGTAATTACAACACATAGGGCAAATTTATTTAAAAAAGATCCTTTATATTATGCTAGGTTTCAAAGTTCTATGAATAGTCCTTGGAATAACCCTTGCTGTCCAGATCGCAAAACACCGTGTCAATACTACTGGGTAACTCATGAAAGTAGAGTACAATAGGTATATGGACGTTCTAACATTAATTCTTGGAATTTTTTCTGTATCTTTTGCTGTTGCATATACACTTTCAGTTTATAGATCAAAAAAATTAACAGAGGCGTTTGCACAACTTTTAATTTCTCAGGCTCAACTAGAGCAAGCACAAGAAAACTTTTTTAAAACAACGGCAGCAATAAATGATTCGGATGTTCACACTCAAAACTTTATAAAATTTTTATCTGATTCTCGTGACTGGGCATTTCAATATATAGAAGAGGTGCAAAATGGTCTACAAAAATTTGTTCAAGAGGTAGAACCACAGATTAACCATTACAATAAATATGGTGCTGCAATAGAAGGAACTATGCCACCATATGATATTGCTTTGAAAAAAATTTCAAAGGAGATGGAAGATCTTAAAAAATTTCTTCCAGAAGAAACAATTGATAGACGCTAGAGGAATTCCAACTTGTACGTGCCCTAATTGTGGAGGGGTATTGTTTAGAGCCTTAGTATCTTTTGATCCAGAAACCTACACAATAGGAATGTATCATTTAGACATTCAGTGTAATGATTGTGGTGCTTTTGCTACTGCCCCAACTCCGCTAGATAATCCAACACAAAGCAATGATTCAATTTAAATTAAAAAGTGCAGAAGAAGTTTGTGAATACATTTATCCTGTGTGCGAGGTAAAAGATTGTACAGCGGAAAGTGAAAAATTGACTTCAACCGAAACAAGATTCGTAGACTTTTGTAAAAAACACTACGAAGATTATATTATGGGAGAGATATGAAAGAAATTATAATGTCCGTTTTAACAGGTTTTGGGTGTGGCCTAATATTTGCTGCATTCAAATTGCCAGTTCCAGCACCACCAGTTTTTGCGGGAGTCGCAGGAATTATTGGTCTTTGGGCTGGTTATGCTATACTAATAAAGGTTCTATCCTAGGAGGAAAAAATGGAACTTAAAAAAGAACACAAAGCAATGCTTGCATCCTATGGTCGTTCAGTAGTCGGAGCAGCATCAGCACTTTACGTTGCAGGAGTAACAGATCCAAAGGATCTATGGGCAGCACTCGTAGGAGCGCTTATCCCAGTACTAGCACGTGCAGTTAATCCAAACGATCCAGCATTTGGTCGTATGCCAGCAGCAAAGGCTGTTGAGGAAGCACTTAGCAAGGCTAAGGCTAAAAAGAAGAAGGCTGCAGAGTAATTATTTATTCTGTAAAAGAGAGCGGGCTTAGAAATAGGCCCGCTTTTTATTTTAAAGAATCAAAAAGTTCTAGATACCTATCTTTAAGAACTTCTACGGAAAAAGATCCAATGCCAATTTCAAGAGCATCACGCTTAGCTTGCTGTTTTAGTTTTTTATTCATGCCAACATAATTATCAATCAGTTTGGCTAATTCTACAGGGTCCGCACCATAAACATCTATGGTAGATTTTGCTCTAAACTCTGTAACCTTTGTTGCACCAACAAGCCATTCTTTTGGCAAAACCTGATTATTTGGAGATAGGTCTGTCATAAATACAGGCATTCCACTTATCAAAGCCTCATTCATTGGAAGGCATAGCCCAGCATATCTTCTTGGTAAAACCATACCATCAAAACCATAATACAGATCCTGTCTATTTTTAACATTTTGATACAGCAAAGATACTCTAGGATCTCTTGGTCTTCCATCAAATTCGGTTTGAGATGTTATGACTAAGTTGTAATCTTCTTTAGAATATCTTAGCATTTCTAATACAGTGTCTGTTCCATTTCTATCCCGTGCTGCTTTTTTACCACCCACATGAAGTATTCTGTTATGTACTCTTGACATGTTGTGAGTTCTAGATTTATCAAATAATGTTATTTCAGTTGGTGGTGGTAGGTGGGCAAGCATGGTCTTATCACTAAAAAGTTTCTGCATTTTTTCAAAGTTCCATAGGCTTGGAGCAAGCAAAACATCTGGAAGCGGGGCATCTTTTTGTTCTAAATTTAATAAAAATTCATAGTTGTATTGAAGAACAGTCTTTACTCCCATATCCCTTGCTACATCTACAAACAAAGAACTATAAAATGTTTCACAAGACAATACAACATCCAGGTCTCTAAGAAAAGAAATGACCTCTCCACGTTTGGGAAATCCTGCACGTGTTACCGTATAATCATAGTCTTGATACCAGTCAAAATTTTGTTTGTTTTTATTAAAAAAGGTAGAGTCAACAACTAAAACTTTTTTAGGATTTAACATCTTGACAAGCTCTCTAGTCTGAGTACCAAGACCAGTATTGTCAGATCTTGCTATGATTCCTAGTTTCATTCTTTATACCCCCAGGCTTCATCATCTGAAGTAAATTTACGAGTTCCTTTGCGCCCATCTAGGTGATAGGATCGTTTGATATTGCCCTCTGGGTGATATATCCAAAGTTTATGAATGTTCCAACCCTCATCGCTGAAACTGTTGTAAGGAAATGAATCGTCTTGAATTTTTCCATGAAATCTATCTTCTATAAAAGATTTTTCTTGGCAGAATGGCAGAACAACATTTTTATAATAATCTTTTTTAGATAGGTGTGGTCTTTGACTCCATTGTGCAGTTTTCATAAAACCATCTTCTAACTCAATCATCAAGTGTTTATGGGGATTTGGAATTGTAGCCTCAAAGTGAAAACGAATAGTATTTGCTTTACCATATTCAAGCATATCTAAACACTTTTGCCAATCAATTGGTAAGTCTGGTGTTAGTGGAGCATCCCCTTCAACATAAAGAAGAGCAGATGTTTTAACTTCATCGATTGTTCTAAACATCATTGTGGTTTGATGACAGTGCTCCTCAAAAATAAAAGGTAATACATTTTTGTATTCATGTAAACATTTCCATAATATGCGATTTTTATATTCATCATAATCTTTCTTACGATGTTGTTGTTCTTCTCTAAGACCATCAATCTGCATAATAATTTCATTATCTGGAAAATGAACACGAACGTCTTTAATTGTTTGCTCTATCATCTCTGTGCTTGGATGATCTGGAATTACAGAGGTGGCTAGGATAATAGTTACATCATTAATGTTCATTTAAATGTCTCATTATCTTAAAAGAAAAATCTCTTTTATATTTTAACCACCAGCATACGGCTCTATGAAGATTTGCTGGATAATCATTCATTAGTTTTTCAAAAATGTTAGGCAATTCATTCCAGTCGTAAGTTAATTCTATTGGAACATTTTTGCCATAAACATAGTCGTAAAAATTTATTTCTTTGCCCTTCGGATCTTTACGATCTCCTATTGGTAAGGTTAACATTTCTATTGCCTCAAAAAACCTAAATGAATCTATTACTTGTGCACCAGATGGGGCTGGAGCAACTTTTGCGCTTGCCAGTTTGCGATAGTACTCTTGTGGTGGATCCCCTTGTGCAAAGCCCTCTGTAGGGCAATATAGGGCGTTTTTGACTGCAGACATGGCCTTGGCTAACTCTTGTCTGCGTTGATGAGTTATTTGACCACCAAAATAAATATCATAATCTTTAATAGGATAATCAGGCAGGTTATTTTTTAAATGCTGGGGAACTCCAATAAAAAACCTATTGTATTTTTCGTGTTTTTGGTGCGGGTATTGAATCCAAATACTTATATTAGGATGCTTAATTGCATCAACATTAAACAAACCTTGCTCATCTCCAGTTATAAATAATACAACACGATTAAGGTTTGCTAGTTCTTTGTTTATTTGTTCTTCACTACCTGCATTTCCCTGGCCTGGTATTACAACAAAAGCTCTATCATCTTTAGGAATGCAGGTAACTACAATTTCTTCTACACGGTTTCTATCGAATGCTTCTTTAAGCAAGCCGTAATCCCATTTGCCATTAGCAGAATCTAATGGATCTGTAGAAAAAATATATGCTTTAGATTGATTCATAAAATAAATGAACCTCATGCTGATAGTCTAGTATTGTTTCTTTATATCCAAGTTCCATAATCCAATATCTAAGATCCCATAAATATTTATTCCAATACATAATCATAAACTCTGGATGACCAGATAGCCAGATCTTTGGTTTGTATTCTTTCAGTACCTTTTCTGCACCAGTTAATACTGCCCACTCGCTTCCTTCAACATCTAAACTTATTGCAGTCGGTGGCTTTAATCCTTGTTCATATACACAAGCGTCTATTGTAATTTGACCATATTTTTTACCCTCAGAATGTAATTCTTTAAATCCATGTGCTGCTTCAATTTCTGAGTCTGCTTCTGGCGGCCACTCATTTTTATAAATTCTTGTTAACTGATTATTCTGATTAGATGCAAATCCAGGTATACATGCGATTGGGATAGATAAATCATTGGCTTTCCAAAGCAAAGGATAGTGCGACCAAACTTTTGGATTGGGTTCAAATATTACAACTTCTGCTCCCCACATTTGACAAAGAGCAACCATTTCTCCTTCTTCTCCACCAACATAATACATTACATCACTGTCATTAATATTGTTGTACATAGAAATTAGTCTTTGTTTTTCCCAACCTTTGTCTGTATACCACTCAGGACGATCAGCACGATGTTTTGGTAAAGTAATTTCAAAAGCTTTATTTATTAAGGTTTTAATCATCTCTGTCATATGCCAAGTTCCTTTAATATTTGTGTCCATCTATGAACATAAGTATGTTCGTTCTTTGTTCTTTCATGTCCACGTAATCTAATTGCTTCACGCTCTTCGTTATTTTCTATATAATAATCTATTTTTTGTTTTAGATCATCAAGATTACCATGCTCATACCAAACAATTTCATCATCATTAAAATATTGATCTAGTCCTTTAATACGTGGATAAATAGTAAATCCTCCACGACCAGTGCTTTCAAATAATCTATCACTAGTATAGTAAGGATAGTTAAAGTTAAGATTTAAGGTATCTCCGATGGCTATCTTGCTACGAGCATATATGCGATTCAGTTTATCCCCTCGCACAG